ACGATCGACTGCACCGCAGCAAAGCCCTTGAAGGCCACCACGGCGGCGATCACCGCGGGGGCGAGGAACGACGCTGCGCTGGTGATCTCGTCGAAGTGCTCGGCGACAAACGCCAAGGCGTCGCCCGCCCCAGCGAACGCTGCCCGCACGGCAACGCCGACAGTCTCGATGATGCCGACCAGGCCATCCGACGTGATCCCGTCGCCGCTGAGCGCAGCAACGAACGCCGACACGCCAAGGCTGATCCCGTCGAACGCCTCGCGGGCGAACACGGCGATCGTCTCGACGACACCGATGAACCCGTCCGAGGTGATCCCCTCGCCCGAGAACGCCTCGCGGAACGCCCCCGCCGCGGTGCCGACAAGGATGACGAGCTCGCGGATAGCCACGCCGATCGTCTCAACGACACCGAAGATCCCGTCGCTGGTGATCCCATCGCCCGACAAGGCCGCGACGAACGCCGCCTTCAGCCGCAGCGTCGTGTCGATCACCGGGCCGATGACCTCGAAGACCCGCTCGAAGGCTGGCACCAGGTTCCGGTTGAGTGCCGTCACCGTCGCCGTCACACTCGGCAGCAACGCCGCCCCGATCCGGGACTTCAGGTTGGTGATCTGCGCGGCCAAGATCCGCTGCTGATTCGCGAGGCCGTCCGACGTGCGAGCGAAATCGCCCTGGGCGATAGCCGTATCGGCCAGGACGAGGCTGTACGTTGCTTGCGCCTTCGTGGCTGCGTCGAGCGTGTCGGGGACCTTGCCGTCGAGCACCGCTGCCAACGCAGCGTTCGCCTGCTCGGCATCGCGGACGGCGTCGGCGTACTCGACGCTCGACTCGCCCTTCTCCTCCAGCGCCTTCGCGACCTTACGGGACGCCTTTTCCGCCGCCTCCTCGGCAGCGGACAGCTTGCGCAAGTCGACAGTCGACTCGATGAGGCCGAGCCGCAACGCCTCGGCCTTGATCCTCGCGTCGTTCAAGTTGACACCGAACCGGCGCAACGGCTCCGTCTCGCCAACAAGACCCGAGCGGAGGGCGAGGAGGACGTCGTCGACCTCGGCGTTGTTAAAGCTCGCGAGGTCCGTGGCGAGACCGATGATCTCGGTCGACATTTCCGCGGCCAGGCCCTCGCCCAAGCCCATCGCGCGGAACAGGTTGCCGAACGTGCCGGCCGCTTCGAGCGCCTGCTGCTGGGACTGGCCTAGCGCCGTCGCCGCGCTCTGGGACCAGGCGACGATCCCTTCGGCCGAGTCGCCGAACACCGTGTTCACCTTGGACAGCGACTCGCTGAGGCTCGACGCCTCCTCGACCGCGCCCTTGAGGAACCCGCCGACCTGCACGGCGGCGAACGTCGCCGCGAGCCCGGTCGCTATCCCGCCCAGGCCCGACGTGAAACTGCCGACGAAGCTGCGGGACGCGCCACCACCAGCACGCCCCGCATGCCCGTCGACATCACGCAGGTTCGCGGCGAACCGCGAGCCAGCGCCCTTGCCGAGATCGAGGTTCTTGACGAACGCGTCGGAGACGTCCTTGCCGGCGCTGCGGCCGACGTCAGCGAGCGGGCCTTCCAGCTCGCGCGACGCCTTCGCGGCGAACCCGCGGGCCGACGGGACGAGAGAGACGTACGCCTGTGCGACCTCGACGGCCATGAGCGCTCATCCCCTCTCCAGCCCGATCAGAGCGTCGATCTCGTCGATGGTCATCGCCCGCTTGGGCCGGTAACGGGTCACGTCACGGCCCGACTCGTCGAGCCCCGGACGGCGCAACGGCTTCGGCCGCTGGCTTCCCTTCTTGCCCGACCGCTGCCAGTTCGCCGCGTGCAACGCGTCAACAGCCGCAGCCAACAAGTGCTCCGTCGCGCCCCAGTCGGCCGCCTCGCCGACAAGGGCCCGCACCGTCGCCGCCTCGCGGGGCAGGCCGGCGACGAGCACGCCGAGCCGGCGCCACGACAAGCCCCGGCCAAGATCCCGCAAGTCGACCTCATAAAACCGTTGGAGGTCGGCCTCCAACGCCCCGCCATGCTCACACAGCAGGGCGTGGAGGCCGCTCAGCCCCCCACAGAATCGACGCCCAGGTGCGACTGGTACGCGTCAAGAAGGGCGGCGAACTCGCGGGTCCCGAACACCTGTGGGACCGCCTCGAAGGCCTCCCACTGGTCGCCGAGCAGGCGGCTCAGGCCACCCATCGGGTCCTTCGTTAGCTCGTCCACGGCCCGCATGTCGGGATTGGCGGGCAGCGTCCACGTCTCCCCGCCGAACGTGAACGGGAACGGTTCGCCGTCGGCGTCGCGGGCGACAGCGTCGAGGTCGAAGCCCGACGAGGCGGGCTTCTTCGGGGTCGTACGTCCAGGCATGCGCGGTCCTCCATGTGTGCTCGCGCGGTGGATGTGTGGACACCGGGTGGGGCCGCCCACCGCGCGAGGCAGGGCCCCACCCGGCGATCAGAACGCGACGTCAGCTGGCGCCGACGGTCTGCGTGTAGACGTAAGCCTTGTTCCCCGACGTGTCGGGGAAGCAGGTGATCGTGACCGGGTACGAGATCGCATCGCCGTTGACGATGTTCACGTCGCCCTTCTCCGTGACCTGCCCGTCAGGGATCGACAGCCGGATCAGGTTCGTGCCGTCGATCACGTGCACGACGAACGCTCCGCGGTAGCCCTGCTCGCCCTTCACCTCGACGGTGCCGTACGCGCCCGAGTCGGTGTAGTTGCCGTAGTACAGCTCCTGCGTGTTCGCCGACGTTTCGAGCATCGTGAACGCGACGGTGAAGTCGTGACCGGTCTGAATCTTGCGGACGACATCGGCGTTCTGCCAGGCGACGAGGTCAGTCACGTCGATCGACGTCGACGTCGTCACCCCGTCCTCGGAGATGTAGCCGACGTCGAGAAACGCGCCGTTCAGCGCGTCGGTCGGGTTCGTCGGGACTGCCGTGCCAGAGGGCGCGAAGTAGACCGCACCCGTGACGCCGACCTGAACATTTGCCGCCGTGAGGGCCATGCTGCTCTCCCTTGTGAGAGTTGTTGGGGTGCGCGGTGATGACCCGCCGACGGCGGGGAACTCTGAGAAACCTGCGGGGTGGGACGGTTGGGGCTAGTGCGTCGCCCGCAGCGCCAGCTGCACGCTGAACGTGAAGCGCTCCTGGCCCGACTCGGGGTCAGGGGAATGGGCCGGGCCGCCGAGCTCGTCAACCCGGTAGACGGTGCCGAAACCGGCGACCGTCGAACCCTGCGCCGCGTGGAGCCAGCCTCGGGCCAGCTGGGCGAGATCGTGAGCGTCTTGCTCCGTCTCCGCCCACGCCTCAACCGAGATCAACGCCTCGTCCGTCACCAAGTTGCGACGGGCACCGCCCAGCCGTTCGACCCGGACGAACTCGGCAGGGCGCGGGTTCGGCACCCGGGTCCGCACCGGCTGCGACAACTCCGCGGCGAGGATCGACACGGCCGCCGCCTGCGCGTCGACGAAGAGGATCGGCGGCGTGCTCACCGGGCCGCCTGCACGGCAGCCGTCAACGTGTGCCGAGTCGCCTCCCGGCGCGCCGCCGCGTAGCCGACGGTGCGCACCGACGCGCGTGCGCGGTTGGGGCCGATGTAGGAGTCGATGATGTGACCGGGACCGGCCGCAGCGAGGACCCGCTTGGCGCGCTGCTCGAGATCGACAAGGATCTCTTCTGACCGCAGTAGCTTGCGGATCTCCGCATAGCTGATCGTCACGTTGCTGGGCACTTCGCCTCCTCGACGATCGCACGCATCGACTCTCGGTGGCCGAGCGCCAGCCAGTAGTGGCGGCGCAAGGCCTCGGACTGCTCGTTCCCCACGATGCGGGACACCCGCTCAGGGGTTGGGTGCCACAGGTGCCACAGCGGCGCACGGCCCCGCCACGGCTGGCCGTACAGCGTCGACAGGGCGTAACCCCAGGCGTGGTCCTCGCCGCCCCACCCGACGAAGCGGGCGTCGAGCGGCACGTCCAACAGCACGTCACGGCCGGCGACGAGCAGACCGCCAGCGGCCACGCCCGTGTACGGCACTTCCTCGGTGTGCGCCATCCACAACCGGCCCAAGTCCAGAGCGCCGGAGATCACCTCGTCGGAGGCGGCCTCGTCGAGACGCCACACCAGCCGATGCGGGATCGCCCACGGCGCGCCACCCTCGACAGCGTCAAGCGCGGCACCAACCGCCGTGCACCACGCGTCAGCGTCAGCGACTACCACCACGTCAGCGCTACTGCGCTCCACCGCGGGGTTCACCGCCGCCGCCTTACACCACGGCCCGTCACCAGCCTCGGCCACTGTCGCGTCGAAGCCCAGGTCGAGCCAACGGCCCAACACCCAGGCGAGCGCCCGGTCCCGATGCGGGCAGCCGCCACGCCACGGGACGATGACCTCGACGCTCACACCCCAGCCCACACCGGGTCGGCCACCAGCGGCTCCTGCCGCTCACCCTCAATGACGATCGTCTCCCACGGCACCCGACGGAAGAACCACTTCTTGTAGATGTTCTCCACGACCTCGGCCTCGCCCGCCTCAGCGAGGATCACACCCCACTGCCGCCAGTGCGCGCCATGGTCGACAGGGAGCCGCTTCCCGGCCGCCCGGTACGCCTCCGCGCCGTTCCGGACCTTGCGGATGAACTGCTCGGCGCTGCGATAGGGGTAGTGGTGCACGGTCAGGCACTTCGGTACCGACGCGGCCACGACGCCGCCATAGCTCGCGCCGTGGTTGCCCTGGTGGATGACCAGATCGGGACGCCACCGGCACGCCACCTTCGGCAACGGCAGCGGGTGAGGGCGCCGCCAGCCCATGCGCTTCGTCGGGCACGTCTCCGTCGCAGCGTCCATGCCGGTCGGCACGTGATCCCACAACTCAGCCTCGGCGCACATCATCCCCGGGCCGATGTCCGCGAGGATGTCCCCGAGGCGGCCGAAATGCGAACACCACCACTCGTCCGCATCCCACGGGATCACCCAGTCGGCGCCCATCCCGCCGGCCATCATCGCCAGCCGAGTCATCTTCTCCGACTGGAGATACGCAGGCTCGGGGTCGTCGATCACCGTCAACGGCAGCTCGCCGGCCAGCTCCTCGAGGATCTCCCGGGTGCCGTCGACGCTGCGGTTGTCGGCGACGATGACATGATCCGCCTGGCGGGCCATGTTCCGCGTCGTCGCCTCGATGATGTCAGCCTCGTCGCGCACCATCGCCACGCCGATCGTCGTCACCGATGCGCCTCCCAGATCGTCGGATGGACCACCCGCCGAGGCGGGCAATCCTCAGTCCATCGGTCCATGCCCGCCACCAGCAGGTTCTGCCGGTAGCACGCCTGCACCTGCGGGTCCGGGTGGTCCCAGATCCGCCAGCGGAGAAAGCCGCTCATGTCACGGCCATGGGCCTCGAACTTGGCCGCCCAGTAGTCGGGCCACTGCTCGTTGATGTGGCCCACGCCGCCCTGCCCGGGCGTCGCCGCAGAGAACAGCACGACCGGGGCCAGCTCGCACAGCTCGGCGACCAGTCCGTCGGCCCGCCCGGCCGGCAGATGCTCAGCCACTTCGAGGCAGACCGCCAGGTCGTAATGACCGAGAGTGACAGTGTCGAGCGGGCGGCGCAGATCATGCGGGACCCACTCGTCGAGCAGGCACGGCGTCTCCGGGCCGTCAACGCCGACAGCAACCCAACCCTCGGCCTCGAACCGCTTCGCGAACCAGCCTTCGCCGCAGCCCACGTCGATCACGCTGGCGGGCTCGCCGCCGAACAGCTCGTCGACGACGAGCGGGACAATGGCATCCGCCGAGGCGACCGACCCAGCGCGGATCAGGTCGAAGAACTTCGTGTCGTACACGCCGCCTCCATGGCCAGTCTACTCAGTAGCCCACGCCGACCCGCGCGTCTCCGATATGTCGCACCCATTCGCCCGAATCCCGCGCCCCCCAATAGGCGCACAAAGCGTCCGGGTCGGCGAACAGCTGGGCGGACCAGATGCCCTCCGACTGCGGGCCGTCAGGCCAGCCGACACGACACAGGTCCGTGCGGTGCAGCGACGGGTTCGTCGTCCAGAACAACCGGTGAGCGAGCAGGTCGTGACCGGCGACCGTCGCGTCGTGGAACTCGTCGGGTCGCAGCTCGACGACACCGCCGGCCGCTACCTCGTCGGGGTTCCACGGCTGGCGGCGCAGCGCTATCTGGCGCAGACGTGGCTCAGCCTCCATCGCCTCGACCACCGCTCGCAGGTCGACGCCGTGGTTGAACGTGAAATCGTCCTCGGTGGAGAACACCCACGGCTCGGAGACGTGTCCTGCGAGCCACTGCCATGTGCGCTGGTAGGCCGCCCCGAAACCGGACCGGGGGCCGTCGCCGAGGATCACCCAGCCGGCCCCGCCGAACCGCTGACGCAGCCACAACCGGTAGCTCGCGTCGCCGGAGTCGTCGTGGATCACCTTGAGCGAGATCGGCCCGTCGAGCTGGGCCAAAGCAGACGGGATGGTCTGCTCGATGCAGGCCCGCCGCCCATCCGTCATCACCACCAGGACGATCACGCCACCCCCAGTGCGATCCGCTGATGCCACCACATCCGAGCCGCCTGCGGCATCCCGCGATTACGGGACCGGGGGCGCACATGCGCGCGGTACACCGCCTCCGGGGCCGCCTCGACCGTCGCCCCGGCGCGCCAGCAGCGCAGCCACAGGTCCCAGTCCTCGTAGATCGGCCAGTCACGCCAGCCGCCCACCGACCTCACCAACTCGGTGCGGGCCAACGCGCCGACCACCAGCCAGTTACCAGCGTCCAAACACTCGCCCGTGCAGTCGTGGTCGTGGCCGGCGACCCGAGGCACTTTCGGCTGCACGTCCGGGCCGAGGACGGTCACGTACCGGACGGCGGGAGCGCGCAGATCGCACGCACCATCGGCCATCGCGTCGAAGTAGCCCGGCTCGAGCTCGTCGTCAGCGTCGAGGTGGCACACCCACTCGGTGCCGACCATGGCCAACGCCTCGTTGCGCGCGTCGTGCAACGTGCGGGCGTGGGCGTGCACGACCGGCACGCCGAGCCGTTCCGCCGACGGGATCGCCCGTTCCTCGGCCAGCGTGCGCCAGCCGTCGTCGCCGAAGGTCGCCACGGCGACGGTCACGTCGAGCATGTGACCTGCTCCCAAAGGTGACGGCGGCGCTCGAAATGGAGCCGCCCTTGCATCATCCGCAACCGCTGAGCGGCGTACAAACTGTCCATCGGCGCCTTGCCCCAGTTCGGGTGCAGGTGCTCGACGTGGCTGTCCGTCGCGTGCGCCCACACGCCCCGCATCTTCGCCGTGGCCACAGCCTCGTCATCGACCCACTCGTGCGGATAGCCCTCATGGAGCACCTTGCCCCGCTCGTCGACCGTGCCATGCTCGTCGACGTAGGAGCGGGTCACGAGCATGTGGGTCGCGTGGTCACCGGCCATCACCCGGGCGTTGCCGAGATCGTTCGTGCCGACCACGTGCGCGCCGTCGGCGACCCGCCGCTCGACCGCTTCGAGCCAGCCAGGGTGAAAGCGGAGATCGTCCGCTCCCAGGAACAGAGCCGGCTCGTCGGTCGTCTGATACGCGAAGTTGATCTTTCTCGCCCAGTCGCCCCCGATGGGCGGCCGGTCGATCACCAGCAGGTCGGCGCCAGTCGCCCGGCACGCCTCATGCTCCGCCACGTCGCCCGGGCTGCCGACGAACAGCAGCCGGTAGGCGCCCTCGGGCGTCGCAGCCGCCAACGACTCAGCCAGCGGGCCGGCGTTCTGCGGGCGGCGCAACACCGGGACGACGACCACGACACGGGCCGTCACCCGGCCACCACCCGCAACGGCGCCTCGATGTGATGCGTCGGCTCGCCCGGCCGGCGCGCCGGATTCGGCGGGCCGACAACCTCGAACGTCAACCCCGACCAGACGACACGGTCCTGCGCTGCGACGTCCTCGTCGCAGAGAAAGAAGCCGGCCCAGTCGGACACCTCGGCGTCACGCGACGCCGTCACCTCGCTCGACGTGCGCTGACTCACCCAGCCGACCGTCGCCGTCGACGACGGGCTCGACCAGTCACGGATCGTGTTGCCGTACCGGTCGACCGTCGTCGCAGCGCGCAGGATCGTCACCGGGTCGACGATCAGGCTTTCGATGCTCACCGGCCCGCCAGCCACACGTTCGCGGCCAAGGGCGGGAACGCCGCCCGCAGACGGGCCTCCTCGGCGGCCATCAGCCCGCCACCACCCTGCGCCGCAGCCGACCCCATGCTGTAGCTGTAGCCGGCGATCGTTTCCTGTTGGACGCCCGCCCGGTCCGCGGGCTGGCCGAACGCCCTCGCCGCCATCTGCGCGACCAGGCCCACGACCCACTGCGGCGCCGTCGGACCCGTGCGAGTCAGCGTGATGTCGACCACATCCACGGCGGTGCCGTCCTGGTCGAACGCGAGAGGCTGGCTCAGCATGACCAGATGCATGCCGTCCCAGGTGCCGTCGAGATCGACAGCGTCGATCGTCTTCACCGCGGACACGGCGGTGATGTCCCGCATCGCGAGCCACACCCGCCCGTCACGCACCCGACGGCGGATCGTGCCCGTCCACGTCCCGAACGGCCGGCCCGCGACCTGACGCACCATCGACGACGCATCCTCGAGGAGCACCTCGACACGGGCCCGGTCCTCGACCGAGAGGTCCCTGCCCAGCCGGGCCACCACGTCATCGACCGTCGCGATGCTCGCCACCGGCCACCTCCATGCGGTCCGAAAAGGGAAAGGGGAGTGACCGCCCGGGGGCCGTTGGCGGCCAGCCCCCGGGGGTCAGAATGTCAGCTAGCTGCCCGTCAGGTTCATCAGACGGACGAAGCACTCAACGTCGCGGCAGTAGAAGCCGTACTCAGCTTCAGCGCGGACGGCGAGCAGGTTGTGCTCCCACAGCGACGTGAGCGTGCCGTTGATCGTCACGGCCGCCTGGTTGCTCACGGAGAAGTTGATGCCACCAACGGTGCCCCAGATGACCTTGCTCCAGTCGCCGGCATAGCCGACGACAGTGTTGAGGTCGTCGGTCGCGACGCCGTCCGACATCCACGTCTCACGGCCCATCGTGCGGCCGCGACGCGCCATCTGTGTCGGGTTGGCAGCCGCGGGGGAAGTCTCCACCAGCGGGCTGTCAACGAAGATCGGGCGTCCGTTCGCGTCGACGCTGGCGTTCAGGGTCGGCTCGACGATGTCGTCGAAAACGAACCCGGTCAGCCGCTTGCCGTCACCCGCGAGCAGGAACAGCGCGTTGTTCAGGTCGGCCCACACGCCGCCAGTGGCGGACGTCGAAGCGCCCAGCTCGACAGCCTTCGTGGTCTGGTCGAGGTGCATGTCGAACGGCGTCGATGTCCCATGCAGCACGGCCTTGTCGAACGCGACGGCGAACGCCTCGGAGATCTGCGGGCGGATCGTGCCCATGAAGCCACCGGGATTGGCCCGGGCGACCTCGTCGGAAACCACGGCGATCGCCGCGATCTTCTTCGGGGTCATGGTCACGAGACCAAGAGAGCCGGAGTCTGCCGGCTTGAGGCCAGCCTCAGCGACCCACCCAGCAGACATCTTCCCCGTCACGACGGGGATCTGCTGGCCGGAAGCGCCGAGGGGAACCTGGCGGGCGATGGACTGGACCACAGACATCTTCGCCGCTTCGTCGAAGTACGCCTGGGCTTGTTCCGGCTGGATGAAGCCAGAGAATTCAGTGGTCTTGGTTGCGGCGGTGATCGCCATTGCGGGACCTCACGAGGTCAGCCCAGCCACATCAGGGCCGGGCGAGTGGACGGGGCTAGAGCCCGACCAATCGCTTCACTGCGTCGACAAGCGCGTCGTCCCCTGTCGGGATCGAATTCGCGCCGCCACGCCCCGCCCCCTGGCCGATGTCGGCCACGGGCAGAGGGGAAGGCACCACAGGAGGAAGGGGAGCGGGCACGACACCGTCGACGAACGCCTTCACAGCGTCCGTGTCGACAGCCGCCCCGTCGCCGAGGAACCGAGCGACGTCGATCGCTTCCGTCAGCGTCGAGAGCGTCTCGTCGGGCAGGCGGCCAGCAGCGGCGGCACGAATCTCCGCGTGGACGAGCTTCGCTCCGAGATCACGGAGGACGCCCTGGCGGGCGGCCTCGGCGGCGTCGGCGACGGCTCGTTCCTGCTCGGACATGGCTTCCCGCTTGACCCGCTCCAACTCGGAAGCGGCGTCGCGGTTCGCCTTCGCCCGGTCTTCGTGCTTGCGCGCCTGGGCTTTCCAGCGCTCGAGTTCTTCCTGTGCGGCCTGAAGCTGCGCAGCGATGTCCTCGTCGACGCCCCCTGCGGGATCTGTCGACGTCGGGTCCGTCTGCTGCGGATCGGTCGGGTTGTCGTCCCCTGCGGGACCGCCAGCGCTGGGCGCGGGCGCGTTGGTGTCAGCCATGCGGCTCCTTCAGTGGTGGCCCGTGCGGGCCGGTCAGAGATCGAGGTCGTCGGGGCCCGTGAACTTGTCGCCGCGGCGGACCAGCACCGGGCCCAGTTCGCCGTGTTCGTGCGTCACGATCAGGTTCCGGAAGTCGGCGACACGGCGCCCCGAGGCGTCCGTCTCGCCGAACCGCTCAGCTATGCGCGCCTGCAGCCGGTCGAGCGTGTCGGGGGCCAGCACCTGGCCAGGGTCGGAAGAACCGACGATCGGGGCGATACCGCAATCGCACCCCGGGTGGATCGGGAGCAGGTCGCCTCGGCGGTAACGCTGCGTGCTCGCAACAATGCACAAGGCGCACGACTCCGAGCCCGACAACACCCGGCGGAACCCCACGACCCGGTCGCCGCTGCGGCGCAGCACATCGCCAGCTGCGTGCGTGCGAGCCAGCTGCATGTCCGTGTGCACACTCAACTCGGCACGGGCACGGCCCTGGGCGACCGCCACGTCAAGCGGCGCGCCGTTCGCCAACGACCGCCACACCCTCGCACCCGCCCGCTCCAAAACCGTCGCAGTCGGCACGCCACGGGCGCCCGTAGCGACCGCCCTCGACACGCCCAACGGGCGCACCGTCGAACCCGCATCAAGCGACAGCAACGCTGCCAGCCACGCATCCTCCGTCGCCGCCGTCGCCACCTGGCCGGCCTCCACGACCGCCGCCGACTGGGCCGCCCAACGGGCAATGTCATCGTTACGCCACGACCGCAACGCATCCCACGATGCCAACACCCGGGCGCCAGTCAGAGCACGGGTCGACGCCTGACGGGCATCAAACAAGGCGAACAGGCGGCGAAGCTCAGCCTCCGAAGCCATCGGACACCGGGGCAACAGGAGGCGCCAAGATGGCGTCCGTCAGCCGCTCCGCCTCCATGCGGTCAACCTGCTGCGGCGAGAACCCGAGCACGTCCTGCATCACCGTCCGCCACGGCACGCCAGCCGCCGTCGCCTTCGACGCGGCGTCATACCGCTCGCCGAGCGAGAACCGCTCGACGGGCGCCCACAGCACCTCCATGTCCGGCATCGCCGCCCGCTCGGGATCGCCAGCGAAGCGGAAGGCGTAGGACATGACCCGCTCCCACGCCTCCGTCATCTGCGAGATCCGATCCTCAGTGCGGAACACCAAGCCCTCACGGGCCAACGACGCGCCCTCAGCCGAACCCGACGCCGCGTCAGGCGACAGATAGAACAGCGGCGTACGAGTCACCGCGGCGAGGTTCTGCACGTCGTCCTTGATCGCCTGGCGTACCGGGCCGAGATCGACCTGGCCCGACTCCCACAGGTCCGCCGTGTCCGGCAGCAGCCAGAGCGCGCCCGGGTCAGCGGCGAAGATGTCGCTGTAGTCGATCTCGTTGCCGTGCTCGTCCGTGTTCGGCATGCCCTTCACCGCACGCTGACGGAAAGCCTGCAACGTCGCGATCTGGAGCTGCTGCAAGATCTGGTAGTCGATCCGGTCGAGGATCGACAGGTGCGCCTCGATCTCGCCCGCCGGCTCACCCTTGATCGACGGCTTATTGGCGAACTCCACCACGGGCACCAGGCCGTCGGGGACCCGCACCGGGTCACCCATGACCTGCCACTCCGACGGCGCCAACAGCAGCGGCACGTCGTGACGGTTCAGGCCACGAACCCGCTCGAAACGCCACACCTCACCCGGCACGTAGACGTAGGCCCGGTCGATGCCGTCCTCGCGGAACAGCTTCAACGCCGCACGCGCGCGGCGCCGGTAGATCGGATGGGGCGACACGATAACCTCGGCCGGGTCCTCGATCGAGATCACCGGAGCGCCGATCTCCGGGTCGACACCACCGACGATCACGAACGCCCGGCCCAAACCCAGCGCAGTCCGATGGATCAACGCCGAGTCGGCGTCCAAGCTGTTCGATTGCCAGATCCGCCACGCCTGCTGGTCGCCGTCCTGGCCGCCCTCCGCGCCCGTGCGGAAACCGACCGGGCGCATCCGCTCACGGGGCGCCTCAACGACGAGCTCGGCGAAGTTCGTGCCGCTCATCGCGCGCAACTTCGAGTAGGCGAACCGGGTCGCCTTCGACGCCAGATTCGGCGCCAGATGGGTGCCGTCGAGATACCCCGCCATGTCGGCGAGGTGGCGGCGCCGCTCGAGCAGCTCCGCGCCGAGACGCAGCAGCCACCAGCCGGGCGCCTCCTGACGGCCCCACAACGGGTCGGACGGGTCGGCCGCCTGCAGGGCGACAGCGAGATCAGCCATTCACCCTCCTAAGCGGGACCTGCTACATCAAGCGGCGAGGCACGAACGACGGGCGCCGCTGGCCGACACCCGCAGCGACAGCGTCGAGACGGGCCTGCCACGCCAGCACCGCAGCCACCGCCGCGTCGATCTTGCGCTGCGAATCCGGATGCTCCTTACGGATCTGCAACCCCGACCGGGTCGGATGCCGCCGGGCGTTCAACACGTGCCGGGTCAGAGCGAACGACCCGTCATGGGACAACTCGCGATCGACGACCGCCGAATGCATCTGCTCCAACGCCCGCACCACCGCGCCCGACCGGCCGCTCGACATCCACCACTCGCACGGATGATCACGGGAAGCCTTCACCCGCAGCTGCGACCCGAAGTCGCGCTCCCAGGCCGCCACCCACGTCTCCCACTTCGCCGGGTCGCAGTACAGCGCGCACACGTCCCAGCGGCCGAACGCCGTCCGCACCGCCGCATCAACCTCGGTCGTCGGGACCTGCCAACCGTTGCCGGCGGCGCCCTGCGGCTGCTCCCACACCGCCACCTCGAAAAGGTGGCCGTCCGACACCCGGCAGCCGATCAGCGCCGTCGCGTCCGTCACACCCCGAGCCCTCGACCTCGACCCGTCGAACCCCAGCGTGACCAGCTCCCGGTCGGCGACGACCTTGGCGGCATCCGCACACCCCGCCCACTCGGGCTGCGTCAGCCACGAATCGGCGCTCGACGTCCGCTGGTTCAACCAGAACCGGCGGCTGTCCGACGGATCGGACCGCGGGTCCCAGATCTCATGCATGATCCGCTCGAGGTCCATCACCCCGGCGAAATCGCCGTACACCTCACGCAACGCCGCTTCGAGCTGCACGGGGTCGCCCATGTCGACGTCGGCGGGCGCCTCCCGGTGATCCCACAACAAGCGGGCCGCGCGGACCTTGCCCTCAGCGATCTGCGACGCGTACGCGTGCGACTGCTCCGCCACCGAGTCCTCGCCTGGCGCGTACATCGTGCTGGTCTCCAACGACCACGGCTCCGACGCCTTGCGCTTGCCCAAGTTGCGACGCACCGTCGCCACCATCCGCTGATGCTCCGGCAACACCAACAAGTGCGACTCGTCGACAACGACGAAAGTCTCCTTGCCGCCATCCTTCGACGCGTTCCCCGACGTGGACGGGCGGATCTCGCCGCCACCAGGCAGAAACGTGCGGGTCAGGCCCGCGGCGTCGCCCGGCAAGTTCTCGCCGAGCTCGGCTTCCTTCAAGTTGAAGTAGACGTTGTCGTAGGTGTTGCCCGCCTGCTGCTCCTCCGTCGCCAAGCAGCGGATAAACGGGGCTTGCACCACCCGGCCCAACGGCTCGCCCGGGGCGCACGGCTCGCTTTCCCAGCCGCGCCACTTGTACGTTTCGCCGCCCTGCGCCCACCCCGCGAAACGGGCCGGGCCGAGCGCTTCGAACAGCACCAGGAAGCCCGCGAGTTCCGACTTCGCCCGGCCCTTCGCCCGGGACAGGAACGCCGAGTCGTACAGCCGGCGGCCATGCTCGTCGAGGGCGTAGCAGTCGACCACGAAGCCGGCGAACTCGTCGTCCAACCGCACCGGGTCGCCCTGCACGTCGCCCGGACCGTGGCGGCACCAGCGTTCGATCCATTCCACCGCCAGCCAGCCCAGCGACCGCTTCCGGTCATGGGCGGGAGCGGTGATCAGTTCACGCACCGACCAGACGCTGACGGCGCTCAGCCAGCGACGACACGCCCACAGCCGGCGCCACCACCGCCTGCTCCGCGCCGTCATCGACGATCTTCCAACGCAACGCCGCGAGACCCTTCGGCGTCAGACCCAAGCGGTCGTCCGCCTCCATCATCGACTTGCGGAAGCGGAGCACCATGCCCGCCTCCTCCGCCGTCAACACCTCGTCCTCCAACTGCGCCCGGCTCGCCAAGAACGCCAAGTCGCCGTCGGACCACGCCGCAGCCTGCGGAGTCGCCCACGCCCACTTCCACCACGCACGACCCTTCGCCCCCAGCTTCACCCAGCCGGGCGGCTTCGGCGCCGGCCCGGGCCGGCCAGAAGCGGGCAGATGCGTCGTGGGGATCGTCGGCGCGTTGCGGCGCACACGATCAGGGTTCGGCAGCGGGCCGACAGGCATGACAGGTTCCTCCCATGCGGGAATGGCGGAGCGGCCCGTTGCGGGCCTCTTACATCAAGCGGCAGGTCGGATCATCAGCAAGGCGCCGCCCCACTGGCGAGACGACGCACCCAACTGCTCGAACGTCGGCGCAGTCACCGACCCGGCCGTCGGGATCGTCTTGCTCGCGAACGCTACCGAACAGTCCGACCCGGCCGACGCGCCGAACGTGTAATCGAACGTGAAACCCTGATCGGACCCCGACACGAACTGGTTCGCCAGGTTGTCGTCGCAACCAACGATGGCCAACGCGAGCGCGCCGTCCGTCACAGGCGTCGCCGACGGCGGCGTGTGCGAAGTCCCCGACCCGTTGTTCTGCACCACCGCCACATCGAGTGGCGTGGCCGTGTCCAGCCCCTTGACGCCGATCAGCGACCCGCCAAAGGCGCTCGCCGTCCCCGTCCACGAGAACTGGTAAGTGTTCGCCGTGTGAGCGTCGCCCGCCGTCGCGACCTTCGTGTACACCTGGAAACCAAACAGCGACCACTGCTGATCGACCCTCAACGTCCAACCCGACGGCGGCGTGATCGCCATCGACGTCGTGTAACGCCAGTAAATCGCCGCGACGAGCAGGTCACCCTCAGCGACCAGCATGTGCGGGTGCCCGGTCGTACCAGCGCCAGTGTTCAACGACACCGGGCTGGTAATGCTGTTCATGCCAGCGTCTATCGTGTTCGGGACCATACCAACATGCGGCGCCGACGGCGCGTGGCCGGCGGGGGCCAACACAACACCCGTCGACAGCAAGTTCTCCGCTACCGGGATCGTCATCACCGGCCAAGAGAACGAACCCGCCGAGCCGAGCTCCTGGTAGACGACACCGCCCGTCCAGCCCGACGT